GGCTACTGCTCCAATCGCATTATTCCATGTAAGTATACCCGATAAAGTATTCCAAGCCTCGGAGCCTGAAACCTGATCCCAGCGAACTGCAACCTGGGAAAATTCAATAGGGGTCGCATTGATTGTCAGATCGACCCGGTTATAACCAGCCCTGAAAGTAAAGCCCTCCACGTAGCCTTCAAAAGTACCGTCGGAAATATTGTTAGGCAGATTAACGATCTTAATAGGTTGGCCCATAAATACTGCAATAAGAGCATTTCGAGTGGCATCGCCAATCTCATTGTTACCTAGTGGAAAAGTAATAGAATCAAACTTGGCTCGCGGATAGGATTTCAAAGCCAAACGACGATCAGCCACTAATTGAGCATCTGTTGCACCATGGATAACTGTGTCAATCGATTCTGCATATCTGCCAAAAGTGTTGATTGAAATATTATCAATAGCAGTTTTTTGAGATCCATAACCTGCTCCATAATTTAAAGTAATATCATTACGGATATCGCCTGATTGTGTAAGTTGTCTTAATCCAGCAGCGTAAGCGGTATTTGCATCTAATTGTGTGTAACCATTTGCAGCCAGGTAATCCTGGCGATGAGTTGAGTCGGCATAACAAATGCGTCCAGAGCCATCCTCGTATAATTGACCCAAAGCAGATTGAGCAATAAGAGCTGCGAGGCTATATCGATCCACAACAGCAGATGACGAAGGACGTGATTGACAAATATATTCGCCGGGACGATCTATCTCACCAAGTCCAACATTCTCAGCGTTTGCCCAAGTTGTGGCAGGATTGTAAGCAGCCCAAGTTACGGCTGGGGCAACCTCATTCCAGTTATTGACTAAGAGATCAACCAGCAAAGCATAAATCTGATCGCCGTCCTCATCCTGGGATAATGTGTCAGTCCAGGTTGATTTCGAAAGTCGAGACAAAGCACCGACTGCAGTTATGTTTGCAGCGGTTGTAAATCCTGTTGCGCCTGCTTGAATAACCTCAACACTAAAATCAGTAATAAACCCACCAAAAATCGGTACATAGGTACCAGACGAGTTTTGCAATTCTAGCGTTAAAGAATCAGTTACTTTGAACTCAAATGCTTGATTGTTTAAATTGACCAATTGGATATTGCAATAACCGGCTTGAGCCTGTTGCTCAATAGTTGTTCTACCGCTGGTAATGGTGAGGTTAGCAATTGTCGTATTCGCATAATTATCGCCAGTCCCATTGATAAGGACTTTCCAAACCGGACTCCAATTACTCATATTGCCTGCAAACCTAGAGATCCATTAGTGCCGCGTAAATTAGAGGATTGAATGATATCTACGATCTGACGTGCAACGCCTTCCTTATCTAAGGCTCCAGTCACATTTATGTTATAAGTATCGCCGGATGTAGCAGCTTCTGCCATACGAAAAGAACCAGCATTGAAAGACCCGATTGCAGTCGATGCAGCGGTTGCTGTTGCAGCTGCGGTCGCTACGCCGGTTGTACTAGATGTTGTACCAGTCGATCCTGTACCGGGACTTGATATTGTAGGCGCTGTATAAGTTGGAGTCGTTACCTTTGGTGCTGAAACTGTCGGTGTAGTAAATGATGGCTTTGAGATTGTTGGAATGTTAGGCAAAATTGGAATTGCGTTGTAAGCCTTGATAAGAGCATTAATTCCATCTATAGCACCAGATACCAAAGTGCGGATCACGTTAATCACACCGCCTACGATATCGACCACGCCAGCAGCAATTTTGGCAACAAATGAGATCGCTCCACCAAGAGCAACTGTAAATACAGGAACAATGTAATCCACGATGAAGTTACCTAAAGCCTGAAAAGATTCCTTGTTGCGGTCAATTGCGTCTTTGATTGGATCAAAGAGTCTGGCAAACTTTTCAAAGCCTGGAACTACTTTTGTAAGAATGATGTTAATAAGTGATTCGATGATCGGGAGCAATTTGTAACCGATTGCTTCAACTGATTCGTCAAATGCAACTTTCAAACGGTCCATGCGTCCTTGGAATGTTTCAGCGTTCTTAGCAGCTGCGCCACCAAACAAATCTGACAATCGTGATTGAACCTGGGTGAATGACATTGCCTTTAATTCAGCGCTAGATAGTCCAATACCTAATTTGCCAAGAGCAGCGGTATTACCATCGTAAGCCTTGCCCAAGGCGTTTGCGACGCCTTCAAGTGGCTTGCCAGTCTGTGTTGAGATATCAAGAGCAAGTGCCAATAAATCTTGGGCTTTAGATACGTCCCCGGTTGATAGAGCAAGACGCGAAAGCGCTGGACGTAATTTATCATCTGCAACACCGGTTGCTCGGGCCATCTTGTCAATTGAATCCTCGGTAGCAGCAATTTGAGCCTTGGTTGCTCCTGTAGCGTTTTCCAACGCTGAGGCTAATTTAACTTGGCTTTGTTCATCTGCCAAGGCAGCCTTGACGCCATCCACGCCTATCTTGAGGGCGTAAGCAGCAGCTGCAGCAGCAGCAGCAGCAAAAGCAGCACTTGCTACTTTGCCAAACTTTTCCATGCCAGTAGCGCTGTTTTCTACATCGCCATTAGCAGCCTTTAACTTTTTATTTAGATCATCGACATCAGCAAGGATCGAGAGTTTAAGGGTTCTATTACCTGCCATTAATCCCACTCCTTCAAAATATCGCTAAATGCTTCCTCCCATTTACGAACTAGATCCGGCTGGATCTGTCGTAGGGTTGGGTAGATAAAGTAACCGGAGTTACCTCTACCCTTGTTTGGCGTGCGCTTTGGAAACTGCTTAAAACGATTAGAACCAAATTCCATACCATAAAGTAAATCTAAAGTTGAACCGCCACCGCTAAACTTTTGACGAGCAAATCCATAACTGAATTCACCAATCTTTGAAGTCTTGCTTACCTTAACTCCATCAGCAATACGGCGAGCAGCAGTACCTGAAACCGTGCGAGTCGCTGCTGCGATCTTAATCTGTCCAGCAGCATACTCAGCAAGGTTAGAACTTTCCTTTTTAGCAGCTTCGATGGCTTGATCATCCATGGCCTTGAAAGCCCTGGTAATACCGCGTAAATCTGATTTGTCATAAGCGATCTTGACTTCATCTGCCATCCGATCGCTCCTTTAAAATCTCTATCGCTGTTAAGACATCATCCGCATCGTCCCAGTATTGCATTGGTATCCCCGTCTCTATCGCTAGAGTTACGAGGATCCTGCCTACGCTTCCGGGCTTGTGGCTTTTGGGCTATCGTCTCCGACTGTTACATCAGCAACGGTTTCAGACCAAATCTCGTAAGACTTAACAGGCTTTCCAGCGCTTTCGCGCTTATAAGCATTGTAAGCAAGAAACAAAAGATCCCAAATGCCAATTTTGTCATTAGCCTGAGAAATCGTGTTACCAGTTGCCTTCTCCCATTTAGCCCACTCTGGTGGCTGAGCAACATAAGTTGCAGAGTCGCCAGCATTATATGTAATTGTGATTGGTAGTTTCATCTGTGCTCCCGTTGTTAGATTTTAACTGAATGTGTCTGCTGGTGTTCCAACTACTTGAAGCGCCCAAGTATCTGTCTGCGCTCCTGGTGCTGATCCACCAACTGTTGGATAAACAGGCAATACGTTGCAAGCAAATACAGCGCCTGATGCAGCTGTTAGTGATACTGCAAGAGTTGTATTTGGGTTTGCATCAGCTGCAAGCCACATTGCTTCGAATAGTGATGATGTTGCACCCCAGTCAGCAAGTAACTCCACGTTAAGAGTCCAAATGTCGTCTGTGTGCTTGAAAGCCTTGCCATCGAGAGTTTGGTAAATATCGATGGTTGGTGAATTGACGAGTGTGACGCTAGTTGTTTGCGCATCGTAGTTTACTGCTGCGATGCTAAGGACTAGGTCGCGACCCGTAATGACTGTTGTTGGCATTATTGGTTCTCCTTATGCTGTTTGGGTGTACCAGGTGGACACCCGTATATCTGCGACCAGCAAGGTGCTAGCGCCTACTGTAGTAACTGTTGGTCGATCAACTACCTGGAGTTCATATCCAGCCGGTATAACCGCCACAACACTTGTTATAAGTTGCTCGATATTATCAAGCGAAGCCGGGTTGCTGTTATAAGCAACGCAGCAGGTTATTGTGTAATTTAACTTGCATCGAAAGGTGCTCTTGCCAATAGTCTCAAACTCCATATATGGAGAATCCGGAACGACTACGACAGCAGGTGCTGGAATTTGTTCAGGGACGTAACTAAATACGTTTGCTGAAACGCCAGATAATGCTGTAGCAAGAGGAGTACGAACCGCTGAAAGAATTGTGCTCGGCATTATTGAGCCATCGTTTCAACGTCAATATAAGGCCCTAGGAGACCTACTACGCGATTAAACAAGCTGCGTCCCATACGATAAGGAGACGGAGCAAAATCTACGCCTTCGATCTGACCGCCTGGAGCAGTACGAGATTGAAACACTTCAACTGAAACTACAATGATCGCGGATTCAACCGCTGATATTCCAACATAAGTTGAAGCGCCTGTAAGTGTTGCGGTTCCGCTAGGGATGACATTCTTTTCAAGGACATCGGCATTAGTGATGTTTGCTGTAAATGTGTATGCATCGACATCAGCATTGACTGTTCGAGTGCCGTTAAATGGTGTTCCGCATCCGGCAATGATAACTGATTGTCCCTCTGTGAATTCATGAATTCCTACTGTTGTAAAGGTTGCGACATTATTAGTCAGCGAAACCATTTCAACTGGTGCTGCAAAAGTTGTAAGTAAAGGCAAAATGACTTGCTCTGATGTATCAATTATATCGTTCAAATATGCATCGCTATAAAGAGCAGACGAAACGCCAAGCACCGATCTCAACTCTGACGCTGTGATAATACTTGGCATTTCATCCTCTCTAAACTGCTGCCGGGGAGATCGGGAGCAACCCCCCCGGCATGATTAAGTT